ATGGTATCCCACCGCTGCTTTTATGTCCATAAAGATTGGCAATTATCACTTTGGGGTTGGGGGATTTTGGTATGGGCTCATGAGACTTTTGGGGAACATTACTGCTACTGTCACAGAGGCAGGGGATAGGGAGAGAATAGATTTAGTGAAAATTGTTAAGCATGGCTCTCTGAATCGCAAAGACAATCCATTTATTGCTTGGTGGTTTAATAGGTCTTCAGCCTTCTTTAGCACAGGGTTTGAGTTAGTGAGTGGCAAGGATTTCTTGGGTTATCCTATAGAAACGCCTGAGCAATATGCCCGATATATTGCCACAAGGTTTGAACCTATATGGATGGAGCAGGGTATTAACTGGATGATTCCAGAATTTGCTCAGGATAATGAGATACCAGAAGGAACAGCAACTAAAATTGCAGTGCCTGTTATGGAACTTTTTGGGCTTAGAAGTTACCCTGCAAGCTCCTGGACAGAGTTCTATGAGGCAGCCACTAAATATATTAAGCAGATGACTGATGAGGATTTTATAGCAGTCAGCAATCCGAGTTCAGCCACAGATGCTGATAAAAAGCAGTATGAGATTTGGAAAGCTGGCAAGGAATTAGGCTGGAAACAACTTACTGAGTTGCAAAAATTTGGACCCACAGGTCTATTGGCGCGGCATTCTGACTTGCTGGAGCTTTATGAAAATGCCCAGTCTGATTCTTTAATTCGCAGTTCTCCAGTTCGGCAACAATGGGACAGCATATTAGAGACTAATAAGGAGCGATATTACGAAAGAGGCAATGATTATGTCAAACGATGGCAATCTGGGGAAATAGATGCCCGAGGGTTGAGAAATTTATGGGCAGATGCTGGGCAAAACTATGGGATTATGATTGAAGCAGTGGAGAGCGACCCCACATATAGAGAATTATATGACTATTTTGATAAGAAAGAAGCAGCGGGGGGACCTTATGGCTTCTATGATGATATAGCTCTTGCTAAATATACATCTATCGTGTTTGCTGATTATACAGACATCAGGGGTGATTTTGACCCGAAACTGAGAGATAAGGCTATTGATGAGCTTGTTGAGGAGATAGGAGCTACTACCTATGAGCGCATTCTCCAAATGTATAGTCAAAAGAAAAAGGAGGGTGGCTTATCTCCTGTTCTTATTCGCCTGGGAGATGATAAGAATATATTAAACCGTAGCTCCTATTGGGACTTGCCTTATAAGCCCATTAAGCAAATGACAACTCTTGATGATAAGAATGGCAAAGTTCCTGAATTATACAAGGCGCTTTGGAAAGAATATCAAGCTCTTAAAACAGATGAGGACAAAGAGGCATTTCTCGAAGCACATCCTGATTTAGAAAGAGACTGGAGGACAGAATATAGACTTGCTCATCCTGAAGATGATGCCAGATTAGCTATTTGGGGCTATGGAGGACACTTAAAAAGCAGGGAAGCCTATGATTTAGTTATTAAGTGGACACGGGAACTCGGCATATCTTTGGAGCATCTGAGCTTAGACTTGCCTCCCCAAAGCCTAATCAATGATTACTTTGCATATTATGCTATCACAAGTGCACAGGAAAATTGGTGGAGGGAGAAACGGTGGTTTAGACAAGAGCATCCTGAGTTTGAGGCATGGGGGCAAGAAACTTATGGATGGGTGCCTATTGATGAACAAGCTGTTATTCCTCGTGATGTGGCTGCGCTTTATGATAAATACCTTACTTTACCTACAGAGGGCATAGACAGATATATCTTCAGGCATAATAATCCAGTTTTGGAAGAGTATCTGGTTGAGGAGATGGGATATACACCCGTGGGAAGCAGGTGGCTTCCCTAAATGCCAACATATTAAATAACCCTTGACAAGTATTGTAGGACTGCATAACATAAAAAAGGAGGATATATCATATGGATGAAACTGGAAAAGTCGGGCAGGACTCTCCTCTTGTAGAAGGGCAGGCTTCTCCCGAAAAAGACAGGATTACTCCACCAGAACCTGAAACCTATACCAAGGCTCAGGTGGAAAAGATGCTAAGTGACGGCAAGTCTGCTATGGGAAGAAGGGCAAAGGAGCTGGAGTCTCAGGCAAAGAGGGCAGAGGCAGAGGTTGCCCTTTTGAGAACAAGAGCTGAGGCATCTGAGGCAACACTGTCTAAGCTCCAAAGGGAAAGGGATGACATCGAACTGCAAACAGCACGAGATAATCCTGACCTGCTCTCAGTCTATCAGCAGAAGCAGGAGCTTCGGAGACAAGAACTGGAGATTGCCAGGGGAAAACAGGAAATCCTTGATAGGCAAGCCCAAATGGCTCACGACTTGGCAGAAGTATCGCAGTTTCGTATTGAGCAGGCTGCTGAGAGAATAGCTAAGGAGTATGGTGGCGACCCATCAATATTGATTTCCTTAACTGATGGCACTACAGAAAAGATGGAAGCACTTGCTAAACTGCTTTCCCAAAGCACAAAAGGGAAAAGCACAGCCCCAGCAACGCCTGTCATTACACCTGATTCTGGCTTGGGTTCTGGAAGCCTTGGGGAATTGGACACTGAGCAGTTGGATAAACTGAGCCCCGAGGAATATAGCAAATATCGTCAGAAGTATTATGACAGGAGGTAAACATGGGGAATACATTCATTACGCCATCTATAATCGCAAAGGAAGCCCTGCTTGCCCTGGAAAATAATCTGGTCCTGGGGGGATTGGTCCATCGACAATACTCGACGGAATTCCAGAAAGTGGGGGCTACGGTCACCATTAGAAAACCTGCTACCTTCACATCGTCCGCGGTGTCGGGGACAGTTAACTGGAGCACAGTCACAGAATCCAGCGTTACCGTTGTGTTAGACCAGAACCTGGACATTACTATCCCTATTACCTCAACGGAGTTGACTCTTAATATAGTTGACTTCTCTGAGCAGATTATCCAGCCTATTATGCGTGCTCATGCTCAAAAAGTTGATGAGCTAATAGCTGGACTCTACAGCGATGTGTGCGGTCACTATGCCGTATCTGGCACGCCAACGGTCAGCGATATTGCTGGAGTAAGAGCAGTGCAGAATATCTTGAAAGTTCCAACCAGCGAGAGGCGTCTTGTTTTGCATCCTAACACAGAGGCTGCTTATCTTTCCCTTGCATCCTTCCTCAATGCAGAGAAAAGGGGCGATACCCGAGCCATTAAGGATGCTAACCTTGGCAGAATAATGGGATATGAAGTGTATATGTCCCAAAATATGGAAGCGCACACTGGCGGGAATCCCACTGGAGGCACTGCAACTCCATTACTACAAGGCGCTGGAAGCTCTGCTGCGACAGCTTGCACAGTTGATGCAGTGGTGTCAGGCTCTACTGTATTAGCTGGGGATTTGTTTAAGGTGGTGGGTTATGACCAGTGGCATCGTGTAGGCACAAATGCCACAGCGAATGTGGGAACTATAGTCCTTGATTTTGCCCCCGCATTTGCAGCTTCCAGGGCGGATGACTCAACAGTGACTTTCCAGAGAAGCTTCAAGGCTAACATGGCATTCCACAAGAACGCCTTTGCATTGGTCGTGGCATCGCTTGAACCCCCGATTGGAGGGGCTAAGGCATCCGTGATTAACTACAAGGGGCTTGCTACTCGCTGTGTCTATGATTATGGCTTTATGCAGAAGCGGAATGTGATGTCTATTGACCTGCTTGTGGGTGTCAAAACTCTGGACAGAGACTTGGCGGCTATACTTTGCGATGCGAACTGAGTGATGGCGGAGCGCTAAACCAATAGGGCGGAGGCTTTAATTAGTCTTCGCCCTGTTGCAAAGGAGGAAGAGAGATGCGTATTTTGTGGAGTTCAAATCCTCCCTATGCTGGGACAGGATATGGCATTCAAACTGCCTCTTCTTGTGCTCACTTAAGGGAAATGGGGCACGATATTGCCGTTTTTGCTTTCTGGGGCTTATCGGGCTCTAAGCTCACCTGGGCTGATATTCCAATATATCCTAATAACGCTGGGGATTATGGGATTCAGGATGCGTATATGTTTTATGAGGACTGGCAAGCAGATATACTTATTACCCTTGTTGATATTTGGGTCTTGGGGCAATTAGATGCCCGAATACGCTGGGTTCCTCGTTTTCCAGTTGACCACGACCCTGTGCCTCCTATGGTAGCAGATGTGCTATTAAAACATCCAGGCATTATTAAACCCATAGTAATCAGTCGGTTTGGGCAAAGAAAATTAAAAGAGAAGGGCATTGAGGCTTATTATATCCCTGATGATTTTGAAACAACCCTTTTTGCACCCAACAAGGAATGGAGAGAGGTTGGGCGAGGAAGGTATGGGTGGCAAGATAAATTCGTGATTGGGACTGTGGCAACAAATCATGCTGAGAGGAAAAACTACAGAGCGATGCTAAAAGCCATTCAGATGTTTGCAGCTAAACATCCAGGTGAGGTAGTTTTTTATATGCACTGCAATCCTGTTGACCCCCGTGGGATAAATCTGCTTGCTCTTAGGGAGAGTTTGGGGGTCCAGGATATTACTTTTTTCCCTTCACAAACCCATATGAGTGTGGGGATAAGTTTGGAAACAATGGCGAGAATGTATAATGTTTTTGATGTATTTTTACTTGCGACTAAGGGAGAGGGGTTTTGCCGACCTGTCATAGAAGCGCAAGCCTGTGGTGTTCCAGTGATAATTACTAAATGCACTGCTCAGGAAGAGCTTATGGGTGGTGGGTGGTTTATAGAGAACCTTAGACCAGAATGGACTTCACAAAACTCCTGGCAGTTTGATTGCTATCCTGAAGAAGTTGTGGAAAGATTAGAGCAAGCATATCAAGCCAAGAAGGATGGGTCTATTCAGCGGCAGCAAGAAAAGGCAAGAGCAATAGCACTGGAGTATGATTCATCTAAGATATATCCTGAGTATTGGGCTCCTATCCTTGCAGATATTGCGCAGAGAATACAACAGCCTCGCAATAAAGAGGGAGTGCAGTCCTGGCGTCTTTTATTTATCCCTAAACTGTGTGCTCACCGCAAGGTTTTAGATATTGGTTGTGGAGTTACCCAGCCCTATCGCTCAGCCCTTGAGCATTTGGGGGAAT